AAGTTAAAAAATTATATGCGTGATGATTAGCTGTAGTAAAAGTACCATACCACTCAGGGTCACTATTGTGTGGTAAATTTTTACGCAACATCTTCTCGACTTCTAAACTAAATTCAACTAACTCTTTATTATCTATTGAGTCTAATTGTATTGAGTACAAATAGTCTGGATGATTAGCGTGTATTACATAACTAGAATTTATTTTATTCAATAATTTTTTAGTTGGTTTATTAACTTCTAGGTTAAATGATATAATAGTTTTTTTACTTTGTGAGTTATTAGTAGGTGATCTGTGAACAGCATAAGCTGGAAAGATACTTACATCACCTTCTTTGACTTTAAGTGGTGTTATTCTACCGTGATCAAACGGCTCTATAATTTCAGTAGGTGGTCCATCTTTAGGTAAGTCTAAATAATAAGCTCCTGTAAATGTGTGTCCGTGCACATGCCAACCGTGTGTTCCTTCATTACCGTATTGTTGAAACCAAATATTTTTTATTACACATCCATCATAACCAGCATCTTTTAATTTCTTTTTTAAAAACTTACTTAGATGTGGGTATATAATTTTAACCCATTCTCTATCAAATTTTTTTGCATCTAACCAATCTAGTCTTTCAATGTTGTCTGTATAGTATGTGTCTTTCTGTTCTAAGAAATCAGAACGTGCATTATTAACAGCTTCAAATAATTCTGTTTTTAATTTCTTGTGTTCTTTAAATTCATCTACAATATAAAATGATTGTAGACTATGCTTTACTTTTTCCACCATAAAATAATTGTCTTCCTATCTTTCTTCTTAACCTCTTTAACTCCATGATATGTTACACTACCATCAAAAATAGTCAACATACCTTGTTGAGGTTTTATTATTTGATTCTTTGTGTAAAACTCACCACCCTCAAAGTCATCGTTTAAATATATTAAACTATTATATTTGCTCTCTTCGGTCCCTCTTCCTTTATGTAAATGTAAAGCACCTTCAGAACCTACATGCCAATTCTGTAATTGAGCCATTGATATTGTTAGATCTAAATTTAATTTTTCTTTAAAAAAATCAGAGACTCTTTCTACAATAGAGTCATTAGTAATTTCTACCGTTCTTTCTGACCAATCAAAGTTCCCTGGTCCCAGGTCCCTGATCAATGAAGCATACTCTTCGCACTCATCTTTAGGTAGATAATTCTTAAACACTTCTACCTCTTTCATTACAGTATTTTTATTAATGCTTGTTCTTCACCAAAAGCAATATATTTATATTTAATTTTGTTTTTATTAACGTACTCTTGCCATGCTTTAAATTCGTTCTCTCTCCACCCGGTATAACCCATGTACTCATCAAACAATATAATAGTACCTTTTTGTAAGAGGCTCTTGTCGATACAATCAAAGACATCTTTAGTGGACTCGTACGTATCGCAATCAATATGTATAAAACTCATTTTGTTTTTATTTTTACTTAAGAACAATGGAAGTGTATCTTTAAACCAACCTTTTATTAAAGAGACATTAGGCAATACTTTTGGTTCTTTGCCATTTAAAGTAAAGTGTCCTTTTGCTAACATACCACCCTTCCAGTCTTCTTGCAAACCTTCAAAGCTATCGAAACCATACCATGTAATATCTGGTTTATTTTGTGCAAAATAATTAATACTTTCTCCTCTGTGTACTCCAAACTCTAGGTGTAATCCTTTCTTTGTTATGTGGTTTAAAGTAATACCCCACCACTTCTCTTCCATAATTACACAATCTTTTATAAAAGGTTTTATATAATTAGCAGAATCAATAACAGCTTCTTTGTTTAGTATATCAAAAACTCTTTCTTTGCTTGCTGATCCTTTTAAAGGACCCTCATAATATATCATTAGATTATTCTATGGCCTTTCCTATAGTATGGTGGCAAACCAAGATGTGGTCTAGTATCAAAAATATTGTCGTGAGCTCCTTTTGCAGCCTGGTCTGTATAATGAAAAAATACTTGTGCACATTCTTTACCTGTAAAAGGTTCTCTCCAGTGTTCTAGTAAATCACCTCTGTACAATAACATATCTCCAGGTCCAAGGTTTATAGCTACTCCTTTACTTTTGCTCATAACATAATCCACCCCATTACCATCTTCATCAAAAACTAAATGACCTTCTTTTTCATTTGGATTTAAATATATAGGCCACATGTCTCCACCTAAATTTAACGTTGTAGAAAACTGACAACTAAATCTGTCTTTGTGTCTAGGAAGAATGTCCCCTGTTTTATAGAGACGACCAAACGCATAGTTTGGTATTAGTTTAACTTTCATGTGTTTTTCTAATAATGGTTTTACTTTTAAAAGTATTGATTCAAAAGCACAGTCCCCATACAAACAATATGTGTCTGGCATTTGAGGATCTGTCCACGCACCATGTATCTTTTCAAAAGGTGGTATAAATTTATCTCTAAATAAAGTTCTGCACACTTCTCTTTTCATAGTAAAATATGTGTACACAAACTCAGCTAAGTCTTTTGAAATAGCCTGTTTAATTATTAGATATTTTTTCTTTTTAAACATGTCCCATTACTCCTTGAGGCACAGCTCGTAAATTAAAGTGTATAAATTTAAATTTTTCTTTTCCAAGATCAAGTGAAAATGAATGTGGCAAATAGCTATTAAACAACATTAACGTACCTGGAACAGTATTAAATATAATAGTTGAGTTACCATTTGTTATATCTTCGGGTTTTTTTAATGGTAGCTTTGTCATCATTGCTCCAGATCTAGGATCATGAAGAATAGCTTTAGATGTTTGATTAGAAGAACTAACAAAATAAAAACCTGTGACATGACAGTTACCATGAGTATGTGTGTCCTGATAACCACCACCATTTTTAGCAAACTCTTGAGCCCAAAGATCTGTAAAGATTAAGCTCTGCTTGCTTAAATCATACCCTTGGTAATCTAAAAAATCCCAAGCACGTTGACCTATATATTCTACAAAACCTTTTAACTCTTCAACTCTTTCTAGTCCCCCTGATTGATAAGTTAAATTACGATCTTTATTTTCTTTTACTTCTTTAGCTCTTCTTTTCTTTTCAGCTTTTATATGTCTGTCACTTATTTTATCTACAAGTTCTAAATAATCTAAGCACTGTTCAAACCAAACAGGTGAACTAAAATAAAGTTCTTCTTTAAAGTTTGGGTTGCTAGGACCTCCGTCCATTGTTTTATACCAAGGTTGTTCCATTATTTCCAAGGATGCCCAAGGTACCAAAGCACCAATGAGTATCGCACTCCTTTCGTTACAGGTTTAACTCTATGCCAAATAAAAGAAGGGAAAACTATCATAGAACCTTTTTTGTTAAGTTCTTTTGCTACTTGTTTATTTTCTTTATCTTTGGGGTCATGATTTCTAAAATCAAATTCAAACTCACCGCCTTTAAAATCTTTTGGATCAGACAACAAAACACTAACAGAAAGCTTTCTAATTTTTTTATTAAGCAATGGTTCGTTTGGTTTATTGTATGGAGCAGGCCAACTATCACAATGCCAATCATAATATTGTTTAGGGCCATACTTAGTAAATTGAATTAGTTCAGTAGCATCGTATTTAAAATTCCAACCTGAAGCTTCGTTAGCAGCTTGTACATAAGGATCTACTTGAAACTTAATCCAAGGATCATTTAACCATGAAATGTTAGACTGTCTTTTTTTAGCACTGTGAACTAATTCTGCTTTCTGTCCTTCGTTTCCCACCAAGGCATCATGCACAGGTTTATCTTTAGCATGAGCAATAATTTGGTCACAGACATTCTCAGGAATGGCAGACTTAAAGTACCAGTAATAATCTTCTAAAATCATCTTACTTGATAATGAAATAGCAAAGCTATTCTTTTCTTTTTAGAAGGGTTAGGTGGCAGGTAATATTTTAAACTGCTGTGAAACAAAACAAATTTTTTAGATTTGATAGGCATTCTCCACATTAAATCTTTTTGAATATGATCATCATAATGAAATATAATTTCATCTTTTTCATCTGCTTCTACAAAATAGATACCTATAATTTCTGGAGTTTTAGATATGTCTTGTAGATAAAGGTTGTGGCTTCTTAATACCGTTCCTTCGTTAGGGTCATTTATTAAAAGAGTATGGGGTAAACATTGTTGTAAAGCTCGATTATAATGAAAATCAAAATGATGTCTCATGTGATCAGATAACCAATCTACTTGTTGATCGTTAGGAATTTCAATATCTTTATCATAACCGAACTCACCTTCGTAAGTTTCGTGAAAAACAATACAATCAATTTTTAATTTCTTATTATCTAATTTAGATAATGAAGATAAATCTTGATGGAATATTGATGTTTTTGTTAGCTTTACTTCTTTCATAAAAAGTAAAAAATAACAGAAATCCTTTTAAAGTCAATATCTATTCAGGCTTGTG